CCCTGGATTTTCCGATGTCTTGCCGTGGCACCAGAAGGCGCACGAGGAATCAAATTGTCATCCAAGTTGTGTTGTAGTCGTTATCGGTATCCCCGGTGCGTCTCAGGAGTGGTATCGGTTCGCACAGGCGCACGCCGACGAGATCATCGACTTGTCGCCTCGCGTGCATTTCCTTGCCCCTTGGCCTTTGAAGCAGTCGAGCAACAACCGTGAGTCGATGCTGTTTGTGTACCGACGCAAGGTGGTTCCGACTCGACCGGCGACGCGCACGTTGTGGCGGTGGAAGGGGGAGGAATGACCCGCCCTACCAAACGCCACGTGCCGATTACCTTCGACCGCACGCCCCCACAGAACATCGAGGCCGAGCGTAGCGTCCTTGGTGCCATGCTCATTAATCCTGACGCGGTAGGCGCGGCGATTGAGGTTCTGCGCTACTCCGGCGAAGAGATGTTCTACTTGGAGGAACACCAGCACATCTACGATGCGATGGTTGGGTTGTTTGCCAAGGCGGAGCCTATCGACGCGGTGACGATGCTTGGGAAGCTGAGTGATTCAGGGAAGTTGCAGGCCGCAGGGGGAGCGAGTCACCTTGCTGAGTTGACGCGGTGCGTCCCAACGAGCGCGAATGTGGCTGAGTACGCGAAGATCGTCCGTGACTGCGCGATGTTACGCAAGGTCATCCACACCGCAACACGGATGGCGAGCGAGGCGTATGCTGGCACGGTGGAAATCGACGACCTGATTGCGCGATTCCAGACGGAAGTGAACAAGATCTCCGAGTACAATTCGAGCATTGCCGTTGTGAGCGCGTTTTCGGCTGCACAATCGCTCACGAATGAAGTTTCGGAGATGATTGAGGCTGGAAGGAAGATGCGCGGGCTGGAGACGGGGCTTTCGGGGATTGATGACATCCTGAATGGCCTTCAGAAGAAGCAGCTTGTCATTATTGGGGCGCGTCCGTCCGTAGGAAAGACCGCTTTAGCCCTCTACATGGCAGCGCATATCGGCATAGAATTGAGGGTTCCCGTGCTAATTTTTTCCCTCGAAATGCCCAAAGAAGAGCTTTGTATGCGCCTTATGCAGTCCGAAGGGGACGTTTCCACGAGCCGGATAATGACGGGCTGGCTGGCGAAGGGTGAAATCCCAAAGATGCAGCAGGTCACGAACATACTTGAGGCGTCTAATCTCTACATCGTTGACGATTGCGATGTGAACATCCTCGACGTGAAGGCTATTTCGCGGAAATTCGCTGCAAAGTTTAAGGCGGAGCAGGGTGTGATTATCATCGACTACCTGCAACTTCTCAATCCGGTAGACCGGCGCATCCCCAGGCAGGAGCAGGTCGCGGAAATCAGCCGTGAAGCGAAACGTCTTGCGATGGAACTTGGCTGGACGGTGATTGCATTGTCGCAAATGAATCGCAAGGGCGACGAATCAGACAAGCAGCGGTTGCGGCTGTCGCATCTGCGAGAATCTGGCGCGATTGAGCAGGACGCGAATGTGGTCATGCTCATCAACGAGGAGCAGGGCGGCACGTCATCAATGGCGAACATCTCCGTGGACATTGCCAAGAATCGTGGCGGGGCGAAGGGGGTTGTGTTCCTCACCTACAACAAGAAGCAGCAGACGTTTCACATGCAGACGAACGCTACGCCGCCACCGCCAAGAGCGGCTATTCCAGAGGCGAACAGGCCGAGGGCGTGGTACGATGAGGATCGCAGCGAGGGGTACTATGAGGATGAGCAGGCGTTCTAAAAACTACCTATGGGGTTCCTGTTGACAAAGACACCCACAAAGGGTATCTTATGCGCACGGGCCGGGGCAGTAATGCTCTTTGTGGCTTCGCGGTCTCCTTGGGGTTGACTGCTCCGGCCCTCAACTTAGGAGACCATCATGGAAGTCTTGACGCCTGACGTGCTTGAAGTGCTTAGCACAATTTTCACGCTGTTCTTCAATCTCGGCGCAAGTGGGATCGTGCAGGCTATCCTTGGTCTGTTCTTCCAGCTTTTAGGATTGGGCGCGTAATGAGCGACGACATGATCAGCCTCATCGTAGCCATCCTCGTTCCCGCCATAGGCGGTCTCATGGGGACTGGCTGGTACGCCAAGCAACGCTGGTTGGTCCGTAAGGGCATACAAATTGCCATGATCGTTGTGGACAAACTCGACGACGAGAAAGTCCATCCAATGAAGCAGGCGAACAAGGACTCAGGCTTGCCCTACGACTTGACGAAAGTTCAAGGTCGGCAGGTGATGGAGGAGGCGAAGAATCAGGTGCTCGAAGTGGCACGGCTTGAGGATCGTGGACTCCCAGCGTTCTTCCCAAGCATTGAGAAGTCCCTGAAAGACCCTGCAAAGGCTGAACGCATCATCGAAACGGTGGTGCAGCAGCGCAAGGGGCGCAAGCCCATCGGACCGGGCAAGGGATTCGCATGACTATCCAGCAGATAGGTGTTGTAATGGCCGTGCTGTCGTTCCTTGCAGTGCTTCTGACGCATCTCGTGATGGTGGCGAAGGCGTGGGGCAGCTTCAAGGCAATCATCGAGAAGCTGGAAGCTGGGTCTGAAAAGCTGGAAAGACTGATTGAGGCACTTTTTGCCAAGACGGAAGAGCATGGCAACCGGCTTACGGCTGTGGAGAAGGTGCAGGAGTTTACCGAACGGCGTTCTTTAGATAGGACTCACCACTGATGGACGGGACGGTTCTTTTCAAGACCTACGGCCAGAAGGACGAAACGTTCGAGTTGGATAACTGGATCGACTGGCCGGAGAAGTTTGAGGGACGCTGGCCGAATTTCGAGCCGCACGAGTTTCGCTGTCATGATGGCAGTGCCTTTATGGTGCTACAGACGGAACTTCTGGACGCATTGCAAGAGCTTCGCAACAAGCTGAATCGCCCCATACGCATCAATTCCGCCTTCCGCACGGTCAAGCACAACAGCAAGATTGGCGGGAAGCAGAATAGCCAACACCTTCTTGGTAAGGCAGCGGATATTGTTGTTCCAGGCGTCACGACTGCTCAACTGAGAGATTTTGCCGAATTCATTCCGGCGTTTCGTGCTGGCGGCATCGGATACTACCCCAAGAAAGAGTTTGTCCACGTCGATGTTCGGCGTACTGGTCCTTCACGTTGGACGGAATAGCGATGACTGACGGCACAACTTCAGAAGATCATGTTATAACATTGCCTTTGGATGACTGGTATACCATAACTTTTCCTCCAATGCCTGAAATTTCATATTCTTTCAAAGTCGGTCCTGATGGCCGTGTTTTTGTTGAGCTATTTGGTGACAGCGATGACCTCTGACATTCTAACCCGAGAACCCGTCAACGGAGACGGTTTTCTGCTCAAGGGTGACGAGAATGATGAGCGTGCGCTGGCTGTAGCCAACGAGTGGGAGCGTGAGAACGGCGGCTTCCAGCCCGTTGTGGACGTTGTGGATGACGATGGCGGCGAAGTGCCACGCTACAACTACAAGTATCGCTGCGATCTGCCGGGGAATGGCCGTGATGTGCCTGAGCACCACGTCTACATTGCCAACATGGTAGTCGAGGGGTTGAGTTTGGAGGAAATTGAGGCTGTCCGAAAGGTGAGTCGGGCGACACTCAAGAAAATCCTCAGTCATTGGCCGGTGAAGCAGTACATTCTGCGGCAATTGACCCGTGCGAAGATGGCGGTGAAGGTGATTCAGGAGTCGAAGCTGAAAGATCGCCGCGACTTGGCGGATTTAGGCTTTGAGGGTATCAAGGATGTGCTCTCCGAGAAAGTGAAGCCCAACGCGGCCTACGTTAAGGCGGCACAGATAGCGATGGCGTTGCACCCTGAGCGTGCCTACGAGCCTGCGAAAGAGACTGTCGGTGAAGATGCGCCACAAGATACGCAGAGCCTCAATTCATTCTACGAGATGCACGCGAAGAAGCTGCGGCAGGCGGAAGCCCACAACGCGACATTCTCCGTCACGGAAGATATTGACGTTTCTGGTGAGATAGAGCATACTACGCCACAAGATGTGGAGGAGTCAGTAGATGATTGACGTTCGGCGACTACTCTCGACTATAGCACAAGTGACGGGTAACTCGGACGTTTATGTTCGTGTGAACGGGGAATTGTATCCCGTCGAATCCTGTCGCGCCGAGCGTAACGGTGGCTCCATCGTGTTGCGCCGTCTCGTGCTTGAGATCACCATCCCTGAGTCGGTCGAAGAAGATGGCGATGAGGAAGTGGTTATTCCAGTAGCCAAGCGGCGTGGCCGTCCGGCGAAGGTGGTGGCGTAATGGCAAACACTCGCCTCAACACCCCCGGTGAACTTGGGGATTCTTTGCGCTCCTTATCGAAGTCGATGCTTTCTCTGGCACGCAAGATGGACGCCGAGGATAAGTATTGGCGTTCCGAGTTGGCACGTGGTGAACATGCGTTGACGCTAAAAACCCGCATGGACAATATGTTCGAGGGGGTCAACGCAGAATTGCGCCGTTTAGGGCAGGAACTTGGAAACGAGTCCACCGCACCGCTGCTTTCTACGCTATTCAAGACGCAATGGCGTGCTGGGGTGAACAATTCTCTGCGCTACTTCAAGACGGGTGCGAGCAATTCTCTTGCATTCACCTCTTCTGGTGCGGCTCAGGGGCTTGTCTTGATTGATTATCTGGACGTAGCACCCAATTACGATATTTTTTCTGGCCTAGTCCTGAATGACGTGATTGAAATATCGAATTGCTCTAACCCTGACCATAACGGCTTGAAAAGTGTCCGTTGGGACGCGAAAGCTAAGGGTAATAGCGGTTCGGACTATGGGCTGACGCAGGGTGACTTCTCTGGTTCTGGATCTGACTGGACTGGCGGCACGGACTGGACGGTGAATACGGGTGCAGGTATCTACACCTACGCCGCTGCATCTCCGACTACTTTGACGCAAGCTCTTTCTGGCATGACCACGACTGGTCTCTATGTTGTCCAGTTTGACGTGGCTAAGACCGGTACGGGAGAAGGCACACTTCGATGCTCGATTGGTGGTAACTATTACTGGGAAAAGACGTACACTGCCGCAACTGAGGCGTCTACTTCGTACCAGATTGTCACCAACTCTCCTTCGACCACCCCAACGCTCACATTTACGGCAACCCGTAGTTCTGGGGCGTTTTCAGTGACTATCGACAACGTGTATGTTTATGGCTACCAAGGTCTGATGGTTTCCGAAGCATTCCCGAGTGAAGAAACTGGACTCAACACAATCATCACGCTGACGCAGACGGCAGCGTAAGGAACGCTAAACATGCACAATCCACAGCTTAACCCGTGGCTTTTCCTTGGCTCGAATGCGGATGTTGGCTCCACTCTGGAGGACATCACTCTTTCGCATGGCGGGCAGGCGGAAGTTGATCTCGCTCAGGGTGCGCTTCTTGAGACGGCGGCTATCCCCGTCCGCAATCGCTCAACGCTGCAACTCTACCTTGAGAACAGCGGGGCTGCGGCCCTAACCGGCTTTGCTCTGCTTGGCAAGATGCACCCTCTCGGTGAGTGGGTTACGCTGATTGATTCGTCCACATGGAACACTATTGGCAACATCCTGATTCACAAGACCACAAGCACGGGCAATATTGCCACGCTTGGCGCGGGTGCTACGGCATCTGCCAAGGTTGACGTTCGTGGCGTTTGGGCGGTCAAGTTTCAGGCGAGTTGCGGCAGTTCTACGGAAGTGGCGATTGCTGGTCAGTTGGCGGCGATGTAGGCATGAACGAGGACCGTTTGTTTTGGCAGACGATACGTCAAGCCCTGCTGATGGTTGTGAGTGCGATTGAGAAACGTTGGGGCTTTAAAACTTCGAGGAGTGAAGGGTGAACATGCGTAAGCTCCGCAAGGAGTGCAGATCTCACGGCATTGACTTCTACGCGGAGGACGCTCCGCATCAACTTATGCGTGCGCGTCAGTTTGAACAAGAGCGCATCGAACGGTATTCTCTGATTCGCAAGGCGTTGAAGGAATTCAAGGAAAAGCAAGACGTAAAGGAGACGGCGGAAGCCTAGACCTGCTCTAATATAAGCCCTCACGTTTCACGTAATGGCACTCCACCCTTCGGGGTTGGGGTGCCTTTTCATTTAGGACCATAGATGCCCAACCCGAATTTCAGCGGCGACTACAAAGACTCTTTCATGAGCCAGTTCTGCGACACAAAAGATGTGCAGCGGCAGGAGATTCTTTTGTGTGTCGGCCACGGGTTGAAGGAAGGTAATTACGAGGAAACGCCCTCGGAATACTTCGCTACGATGTTCATGGCGGATTCGTTTAGTCGCAAGCTCGACGAGTACGACAAGGAAATGTGGCGGCTTATCGACGACGACGAGCAGCCTAACACCGTGATCTGTGCGCACCGTGGCGGCGGTAAGACGACCTCCATGCAGGCGAAGATGGCGCGTAGCCTGTGCCTTCGCCAGAGCAAATACATCATGTATATCGCTGCAACGCATGACGATGCCGCAAGGCAGACCGAAAACCTCAAAGAAGAGTTGATGGGTAACGATGCTATCCATGACTTTTTCGGCATTATGAAAACGCGCAGTTATGACGGCGTTACGAAGTCCTTCTCGTCGAAGCAGTGGTTCGCGTGCAACCCTGCGAATGCGAAGAACAACCCCGGCGAACCGTTCGGCATTATCGTTCCCAAGTCTGCGCAAGGCCGCGTGCGCGGTCGCAATGCTCGCATCCTTGGTGAGCGCATCCGTCCAGATCTCATTCTGATTGACGACTTGGAAGATGACGAAGAAGTGCTGAACGAGTTGAACCGTGAAAAGCTCAAAAAGTGGTACTTCGGTGCGCTCTTGAAGTGCGTGCGTCAAGATCAGGCTCCAAATCCCAAAACCAATCGGTGGAATAAGCCTATTGATGCCCGCGCAAACTGGAGTCCGCCATACCGCGTGTTCCATGTGGATACCTTGAAGCACCACGACTCGCTGATGTCGATGCTGCTGACATTATCTGCATGGAAAGCTGTGAAATTCCCTGCTGGCGTGGAAATCGAGAAAGAAGAAGAGGACGGTCGTAAGACCTACACCTACAAGAGCCTTCGTCCAGCGTTCCGTACAGACGCCCAGCTTGCTGCTGAAGCGAATAACGCAATGGAGCAGGGCACGCTGGACGTGTTCTGCCGCGAAATGCTGTGTATGCCTGCGGCCCGTCAGGGTGCCACGTTCCATAACAGCCAGTTCCAGCACTACGCACGTCCGGTGGACCAAGATCTCCAGAACGACAATACGTTGGTGCGTGTCGTAATCATCGACCCGTCGAAGTCTGACACGCCTTCCTCGGACTTTACCGGCATGTTGGCGGTCGCGTTCGATCCTCGCCACGGCAAGGTGTATATCCGACGCGAAGTGCAGGAGCGGCTTACTGCCAATCAGGTTATCGAGCGTGCGTTCAAGCTGGCGGTGCAGACCAACAGCCGGTACGTGTGCCCTGAGAAGATCGGCATGGAAGGCCCGCAGAAGGTCAATTGGGAAGTCGCAGCGGCGGCGATGGAAATGCCTATCCGTCTCGTGTGGCTCGGTATGGGCCATGTCAAGGCGGGCGACTACGGTTCTGGCAAGGATGCCATCAAGATTTGGCGTGCGCAACAGATTGCCCCGTTCTACGAGCGCAAGGAAGTCTACCACCACATGGACATGAAGGGTGGCTGGCTGGAACAGCGACTCCTTGAGTATCCACGCATGAAGGACTACGGCCTCACGGACTGCGCGGGGTACATCCCTGGCGTGATGGACGAATTGGGTATCCGCTTTGATGCCCAGCCGAAGAAGTACGAGAACGTGGAGCGATTTGCTAGGACGACCGACAACGACAAGATCAAGCAGCGCATTCTGACTGGCGCATGGGCGGTATAACGTGCAGCAACCTTCTTTCCCATATCCGAACGACACCTCACGTAACCGCAAGGAACGTCTCAAGGCCGAAGGTGCAAACTTCGACTACGACTACGGTGATCTTGGCGACAAGATGAAGCCGGGTAACGAGTTGCACGATTCCCTTGTGAATTACGTTCTTGAGTTGGTTCACGAGTGGGAGATCGGTTCTGCTGAATATCGTGACGATTACCGCCGCCTCCAGTGGACGATGACGGGCTACGTCTCGACCGAGAACAAGAACCCGCGCAACACGACCAAGGACAAGGACAACATGATTGTCCTTCCGATGACGCACAAGAATCGCCACATGATCGGCGCGTCTTGGCATAGCGTGTTCATCCGCGACCCGATATGGCGTTGCAAGCCGGGAATCGGTGCGGCGTCCCTTATCAATGCCGCCACGATGGAGCATGTGGTGCAGCAGCAGGCGTTGCGCTTCGATGCTGGCCTTCACCTGCATACCGCCGTGGATGACGCTCTGGCGTTCGGTCGTGGCACGGTAGGGACGGAGTGGAAGCAGAAGCGCGGTCGCAAGCCGGTGGACACCGAGATTACCGCAATGGCCGTGGAGATGTTCAAGGCTATCGGCGGCAAGGCGTCTCCAAGCGACATCAATACCATCAAGCGCGAATTCAAGGACATGGTTCTCTACGAGGGCACGCAGTTGCGCCCGTGGGACCCATTCCGCACCATCCGCGACCCGAATACCACCACGAATTTCTATCAGGAAGCGGAGTACGGCGGTCGCACCTATGACACGAATATTCCGACGATGATCAACCGTGAGTTGGACGACATCTCGCATGTTGCCAACGAGCGTGTCGATGGACGCAAGGCGAACCCGCGCTACTTCAATGCGAAGTACGTCAAGGTGCTTGCTGATGCGGGCCTTGCGGATTCCTATTGGAACGGGCAATTCCTGACCAGCGGGCGCAATGACCGTACCGGCATGAGCAACACCACTCAGGGCAAGGCTACTGTCAAGACGCAGCCTGTGTGCGCCATCTACCTTGAGATGCAGATCATCCCCAAGGACTGGCATGTGGGCGACGAAGAGTATCCGGTGAAGTACTTCATCGAGATTGCCGCTGACACGATCATCACGGGTTTTGGGCCACTCAATAACGGTGACGGCAACTATAGCTGGGTCGAGTTTGGGCCGAACACGGCTGGACACGAGATCTCTCCGGTTGGCGACCTGATGGTCAACTTCGGCTCGCACAAGTTTGCGAACAACATGGTGAACCTTGCGGAAGCCTCCTTCCGTAAGAGCGTCAATGGCGGCATCACGGTCATCAATCAAGACCTGATTGACATGGAACACTTCCTGAACCAGACTACGCCGCACAAGCTGGCGATTTGGGCGAAGCCGTTCGTCTCCCCCGAGCAGGCGCAGTCTGCCATCATGAACTTCCCGCACATGGACAATTCCTCGCAGCAGTTGGCTCTCATCAGCCAGCTTATGGCGTGGGATGCGGACGGCCTTGGCACGAACAACCTGATCGACTCTCTGCAAGCGGAGCGCACGACCAAGGCGGCGGTGAACACGGCGAACTACCAGCAGAACAGCCGCATGGCGGTGTGGTGCTACAAGTTTGGCGCACAAGGTATGCAGGACTTGTTCTGGCGGTACGCCTACAACCAGGTGCAGTACGGCTCGATCTCGGAAGAGATGTCCTACGCTCAGGGCCGCTTTGCCGACCGAATTCGCCGTGAACTTGGGAAGAACCCGACCGGCCTTCCGTGGGAGATTGACCCGCAGACGATGACGGCAACGGTTGACCCGTCCCGTATGTCGCTGGAATTCAACATGGAACCCTTTACGGGATCTATGCCCGGTCTCCAAGACACGAGCGGTCTGGAAATGATTCTCCAGCAGGCTCTCGCCATCCCCGAGGTTGCCGCTGAGACGTTCACGCAGCTTCCGGTGGCGCAACTGCTCCTGACGTATCTCCGCATGAATGACGTGCCAGATGTGGACGCCTACGCGGAAGGGATGCAGGCAAGCGCAGCGCAAGGGCAGGTGCAGAACGTGCAGGTGGCGGCGATGCCCGACGAGTTGCTTCAACAGCGAATTCAGGCAGGCGAATATCAGCCAATACCAATGGATAGGCAATACGCATGAAACCCCAGCCTTGGAACACGATAGACGGCGTTCATATCACCGTCGAGGACATTGAAGCGTGGCAGCAGTTGCCCGTGACGCGACTGATGCGGCAGTTGGTACGCGACGAACACCTAGCTGCGAGTGGAAGCCGTGACGCGGCGGAAACCCCCAACGACAAGGTGAATTTCTACCGTGGGAAATGCGTGGGACTCTCCACGCAAATCAACATTGAAATGGCGGCAATCAAACGGTTGCAGGACGATGCAGCCCAGAAAGAAAAGGAACAGTCTGATGCCTGACGAACAGACAGTGCTGGATGCAGCCCCGTCGATTGAGGAACGCATTGCGGAAGCGGAATCGCAGCGCAATGGAGAGTCCATCCCTGAACCTTCTCCGGCCCTGATCACGCCGGATGGTGAACCTACCGAGTCTGAAACGCCGGAAGAACCACATGATGAACCTGACGAACCTGCGGAAGCAGCGGAACCAGCGGACGGTGCGGAGTCTCCACGTGGTCCCGTGACCCTGAGCGCGGAAGAAGCGGAAGGAATGTTGGCTCGCATGGAGTCGCTGGAAAGCATGATCGAGCAGTATCGGAACGGTGGTGGTGCGCCTGCGCCCGTTGCCGCGCCCGAGAATGCCGACGCCTTGGCGGCACAAGCCGAAAAGGTGCAAGCGGTGCAGCAGATTCCCGAGTGGCAACCGTTGACTGAGGAGGAGGCTGATGCAATTGGCATCCTGAACGCGGAGGCTTACACGGCCCGCGAACAGATGCTTGCGATCAGCACCTTGCGCGGTGTGGAGCAGCATTTTGCGCCCATCGTTCAGCAGATCAGCCAAGCCGTGACGGAAGCGAATGACCGTGCCGAAGTGGCAACACTGACGTACTTCATTCTCAATGAGCACCCCGAGTTGGAAGAGATCACACCGCAGCTTCGTGACGAAGTGAAGCGTGCGAGAATCGCCAACCCGAATGCCGCTCCCAGCAAGATCCGTGAAGAAGCCTACAAAGCCACGTCCAAGCACCTTGCGGGCTTCAACGCCCTCAAGAGTCTGCGTGGTGTGCAGAAAGTCAACGCTGGCAAGCCTGTCGCTTCCAGCCCCGGCACTGCACGACCTGTTGCACAAACCAATCGCCCGCTGACGATTCAGGAACGCCTTAAGGCTGCTGCTGAACGCGCCGGGTTGCAAATTTAAGAAGGAGCATTCACATGCCAAAGTTTCTTGGCCTCCAGAAGGCTGACGATCTTGGTAAGGAACTGCCGCAGACGGTCTTTGTGACTGCCGCGACGACCATCAAGCCTTACCAGACTGACATCCGCATCACCACGGGCGCATCCGCAGCCTACGACATCACCATGCCGTCCATCGACACCGTTCCGGTAGGCACGTCCTACTATGGCCGTGTGATTACCGATGGTGGCACGGGTGACGTGACGGTTAAGGACGCCGCTGGAACGGACATCCTCGGTGATGCCCTTTCCGCCGCGAACGACCACTTCAAGATCACCAACCACATTGGCGTGTGGAAGGTGGATTACGAAGTCACCACCTAATCCAACCTGAGAAGGAGTTAACAGCATGGCTCTTCTAGGAGGCATTGCAAAGACGTTGCGCGACAATATTGGGCTTATCAAGTCCACCGCCGCGAATCGTCCGAATTTCCAGAACGGTATCGAGGTTGGTGGTATCACCCTTGGTTTGCTCAGTAGCCTCACGGCTGACGGTGCCAACTTTGGCGGCTCCGGTGCGAATGCGGAAGCGGTAATCGGATCTGGAACCATCACCATCCCTGCCAACACTCTTAGTGCTGGCGATGTGGTGCGGTTCTCTGCTCACGTGGAAATCCCAACGACCGTATCCACCGACACGCTGCGCCTTCGTGTGCGCGTTGGTGGCCTGACCGGAACCGCAATCTACGACACCACGGCAATTGACGTTGCCAACAATGACTACGCCACCATCAATGGGCAGCTTACTTTCCGCACGGTCGGTGCCGCTGGCACTGCTAAGGCGGTGGTAAATGCTCGCCTGCTGATGGGAGCAACCGATGCGGCGACTGCCACTCAGGTTACCGCTGTATCGAGCATCGTTACTACATCAGCCCTCACGGTGGTTGTTACCGCCGTGTGGTCCACCCAAAGTGCAAATGTGGCAAAGCTCACGCAGCTTAACGCCACTGTTAACAGCTAAACGAAAGGCAACACATCATGGCACTTGCACCTGTAAGGACCGAAGGAAACGACTACACCGGACAGCAACCGGCGCAGTGGCATCAGCCCCTTCGGATTCAGAAAACCGACGAAACCCGCCCTATGGGCAAAGTCAAGCTGGTATCCCACATCCCGCTTGAGAACACGATTGACGCGCAGAATGCGACCCGCTTCGAGTGGTGGCGTCGCGGCTTCGACAACATGGAAGCGACCATCACGGACATCTTCAATGGACCGGCCCTTACCAATGCCACAAGCACTGGCTCCACTGCCGATCAGATCAAGAACCTCCAGATGGCCGAGAACGACGCCAAGTTGTATCTGGAAGATGAGTTGATCGAAATCACCTCCAAGGACTCCAGCGTTTACGGACGCTTGCAGGCCAAGGTCGTGAGCAAGACGCTCAACGGTGCCTCCAGCTATGTGACTGTGAAGTTGCAGGAAGCTGACACCAACAACATCCTGAACGACACCACGCTGCTCGCCTCCCCCGGTGGTCCGCGCAATGGCCCCGAGTTGCGTGAAGCAGGCTCCGCTCGTCAGAACCAGTTCGCGCTGTACTACAACTACTGCCAGGACTGGGACTACGCGGTGCAGGCGACCGACCGCCAGTTGAAGGAGAAGCGTTTCCTTGATAGTCGCGACCCGTGGGCGCACTACATTCTCGACGAGCGCGAGAAGTTCTACATGCAGCGTGAAGCGATGTACCTCAAGGGCATCCGCAAGGCTGACCCTGACGGCGCGTACACGACCGGTGGCCTGCGCTATTGGTTGGACCCGGCCAACGGTGGCACCGCTTCTGGCCGCAACCTTATCAACTACAAGACGGACTCGACCTACCTTGGTTCCGAGACCGGCGATGTTCGCACGCTGGGCTGGGAATTCTTCAAGCGTTGGGCTGAGTACGCTAAGAAGTACGCTGGCCCCGGCATCTTGAAGTGCTACACGTCCTCGACGGTGATGACCGACATCCAGACCATTCTGGAGGACATCTCGCTGGCGAATCGCAACGTGCAGGACTCTCAGGACGAGTTTGGCTGGTACTACACCAAGGTCAACTGCGCTGGCATCCAGTTCCAGTTCTACGACCACGAGATCTTCTCGACCAGTTCGTCCTACGACCGCACGATTGTTGCGGTGCGCCCGACGTACCTTAGCCGCGTGATCTACTCCCCGGAAAAGTTTGAGGAGATTGACACCTCTGGTACGACCTACAAGAAGGGCTGGTGGCGCGGTTGTGAAGGCGTGAAGGTGGACAACCCCGACGCGCACTTCATCATCGACGGCTTTGGCCTGACTCGATAATCTATCCTCGGACGCGCAATGTGTCCTCAGCCCGCCACCTAGACCCCTCGCTAGGTGGCGGGCACCCCTAAAACTCTTGGAGATGTGAAGCGATGAACTTGTCCCAAATGCGTCAATTGTTCGTGGAGCAAACCGGCTACACCGGGCTTGTCACCGATGCTATCGGGGCGGATTACTCTGACAAGTCTGGCCTGTTGAGCAATGCCACGTATTACCTGAATGCAGGGGTTCGCTGGCTTTCTCGTCGTTGGCCGGGTAATGGCAGCGAGTTGCGGTTCTCCAGCAATCTCTTGACCGGCGCGCATTTGGTGAACATCCCGTATGTGCAGTTTGTGCGTCGTCTCGACATCTCAGACGGAACGATTGTGACGCACCCGCGCATGATTTCCTATGACGAGATGCGAGGGAAATATGGGGAACCTTTCCCCTCAGTTGACTCTGGCACTCCGGCGTTTTGGTGCTGGAACCCGCGCCCTGATAGCACGCTTTCCACGCCGATTGTGAACGGCGACTTTTCTGCCGGTCTGTCGAGTTGGTCTACCGCTCCAGATAGTGGTGGCAGTTCCAGCGTAACGGCAGGTGTGCTGTCGTTGGTGGATAGTGGTTCTCCCAGCCCTGCAATTCTCCAGCGACTTTCTTCGGTATATTCACAAGAAACACAAGTGACCATTGATATTGCGACTATCCCTAACGGTGTAGTGCAAGTGTTTCTCGCCATGTGGAACGACTCCATTCAGGACTATGAACTCGTCCACTTGGAGACAATCTCCACGGCTGGCGTTCACACCTTCGACGGCGACACCGATGGGGACTGGGATACTATCGCCATCGGTTACATTTCGACCGGCACCAGCACGGCTACCATAAATTCCATTGAAATTGTGGTGTCGGAAGAAGTTTCCAGCATTGCGACGTACCAGCGTCAGATGTTGTTTATGCCGCCCGCCAGCGTGGATTACACGGTGGAGATCTGGGGTGATTTCTCTGCTCCAGAACTCAGCAATGACAACGACTCAAATTGGTGGACGCAGGAACATCCTGACCTTGTTGTGAATGCGGCACGCGCCATTTACGAACGGCAAGGGCATCGTAACGTCTCGGGTGCGAAGGCGTTCGAGGACTCCTGCACGGAAGAGCTTGCGCGGCTGTACTCCGAATATCGTTTTTCCTTGTACTCAGGCATGGCACCAGAGGATCTTGCACTCAATGGGTAGATCGACTCCTTTACAAGCGCGTATGCGTCAGTTGCGAAGTGAACAGCCGTCTGGGCGCACCCAGATTCAGGCCGCGCCAGCACCGGTGAAGAAGGAAACGTGGCTGATTGTGCTTCATGAGACAACGTTCAAGATGCCGTTTGCATGCAGCATGGAAGCCTTTTCCTATACCGCTGACAATGGTGGCGTTGCGACCGCCTGCGACATCGTCATCAATGACATGACCAATGGCGTAAAGGCTGACTTTGTGTTCAGCGTCAACGGCAAGGAAGTGTTTAGCAAGGTGTTCAGCGAGGCTGTGCAGGACCATATCAGTATTGGTGATGCATCCTTCTCTAAAGGGGACTTACTCACCGTAGTGGTCAACGTAGACGGCCCTTGCACGCTCTCCGAGGTCTCGGTCGTATTCTCTTGCAGGGAGGCATAAAGTGCAGCGACTTTCGTTCAAAGAATCGCTGACGAAGGGTATCCGGCCTGATGGCAGGGTGCCGGTGAACGCGCAATATCTGCTCGACGCGAAGAACCTGTCTTGCACGCCCTTCGGTGCCAAGGCAATGCGTTCTTTCCAGCAGCCGATTACTGACGCGGCCCTCACGTCTGCTTCTGTGACGAAGGCGTATCCCTTCCCGCAACTCTTTGTCGGCAAGTCGGTAACGCTTCTGGCAGATGCTACGGCGATCTTCGATGTCACGAAGTCTGATTCTGGCAACTGGACACTGACGGCTCGAACTGTCTACTCATGGGAAGATTTCAACGATGATGATAGTATCAACACGGGCACAATCCCTACCGGCAAGGAATGGCACTTTGTTGATCTGCACGGCGATTGGATGCTGTTCAACGGCGAGTGCGTGATCTTCACGTTCTACGGCGTGACGTTTGTTCAGTCCAGCGTAACCATCCAGACGGGCGCGGTCTACAACGATGCGCAGATCGTTTATGGCGGGTTCGATAGCGGTGACCTATTTAGCCTTGCGGACTGGCCGACCTACCTTGCGACTTACCAAACGTATTTACCTACTGGATTTTCTCCAGAGAATTACAGCACTGGAATGAGTAGCTCTCATGTCTGGTGGTCAAGTGTGGCAGGCGAAGATCGGTTGCGCTTCTTCTCGCTCCCCGTCATGAAGTACGGGGTTACCGGCGTGGCGGGCGTGTTCACCGACGACAACCCCTATTGGCTGCAATTTGCACAGCGCGGTGAGTCTGCCGGTGCGCCAATGCCTTACACGGGAACCGTCCAGCGCATGATGCAGTGCGGCAATGTCATGATGGTTTACGCCTCGAATGGTGTGCGCATGATTACGCCTGACGGGGACGGCAAGCTGAGTGGCGTGCAAGAATTGCCGGGATTCGCTCCGAATGTTGGATTGTGCTCAGGAACCACGGTGCGCCTTGCAGTAGGCGGCAATGAGAACATCCAAGCGTTCATAGACGAACGGCGCGACTTGTGGGTGGTGGAAGGTGGTGGTGGATTGCCGAAGGCGACCAACCTTGGCTACCGCAACGTGTTTGCTAGCGCGACGAACATCATGGTGCATTACGATGCGGGCGAGAATGAGTTCTACTTCACGGGCGACAGCGACTTTGCTTACAGACTGCCGATAGGCGGTGGCATGTCGAAGGCTCCCATGCTGCCTACAACGGTGGCGTATGGGCGGGCGAACAATGTCAGCGGTCCTATTGGTATCCGCACGCTGGTATCCGACTCGACGACCGCCTACCTGCAAACGAATTGGTTTGACAACCAAGGGCGGAACGTAGTCTCGAACGCAATGCGAATCATCGTTCAGGTGGATGCCGAGGATACGACCACGGGCCTGCAAGCGGCATTGGTGTATAAGCGTTTCCCTAACGACCCGAATCCTGGCACAACGGGCTATGTGACTGTAGACCATCGCGGCGTGGCAAAGATCACACCGACAAGCTACTACATGGCCTACATTCAGATAACCCATCCAGATAGGACAACCATCAACATCAATGACATCATCTTGGAATTCGATGATGGCGAACGCAGGAGTGTAGCAACATGCCTTCCATAGAAATCCGTGACCCACTGCGCAATGGACTTCGACCGCGCCGTGACATGCAGCGCAACGAACCGTACTTGCGGGATTGCGCCAATCGCATTCCGACAGAACGTGGTTGCGTTGCACCATTTCAGGTGACGTTCCCCGTGGACGATACGCTCTCCATGTCGTGGCCCTTCCCGATGGTGCTTCGGGATGAGCGCATGATGATGTATATGAAGGCGGCTACCGCGTACACGCTGGACACGTCTGCCTATCCGTATGTGGAGACGGCTAAGACGGTGTACGGTTCGCAGAACCTTGCGCTGAATCCGTACTTCATTTCGGATACCACGTGGACCAAGGGTTCCGGTTGGACCATCACTGGCGGTCAGGCTGTGGCTACCGGCGCAATCAGCACAAACCTAGATCAAGCTAGCGTGACTGACGGCTCCAGCAATTACCTTGTCATCCACACGCAAACGCGGGCTGCTGGCTCTTTAACACCGACTCTCGGTACGACTGCGGGTACAGCACGCTCTACGAGTGGCACCTTTGCGGAAGTCATCACGGCGGCGACCAATGGTCAGCTTATCTTTGACGCCACAGGCTTCACTGGAACGGTGGATAACGTCTATGTCTACAAGGTGGCGGCTTTGTCCTCGTCTGGCGCATGGCAGTTGGTGGCGTTCCAAGACCGCATCGCCTTCCTTGGAAATGGCAATACGCTGCTGTTCCTCAAGCCGGGTAACGCTGAGATCTCCGGCACGCCGCAATGGCAGCGCACGGAAGATCTTGCCGTGGATGCTATCGGGAAGCACAACAACGCGCTTGTGTTTGGCGGCA